AGAATGTTCTAGTTGTAATCAATCTAGAATAATATTTTTTAAAAACTTTCTAGAGCATAAAAGTAAAAATTTTAGAATGTTCTAGTTGTAATCAATCTAGAATAATATTTTTTAAAAACTTTCTAGATAAACAAAGTAAAAATTTTAGAATGTTCTAGTTGTAATGAATCTAGAATAATATTTTTTTAAAACTTTCTAGAGCATAAAAGTAAAAATTTTAGAATGTTCTAGTTGTAATGAATCTAGAATAATATTTTTTAAAAACTTTCTAGATAAACAAAGTAAAAATTTTAGAATGTTCTAGTTGTAATCAATCTAGAATAATATTTTTTAAAAACTTTCTAGATAAACAAAGTAAAAATTTTAGAATGTTCTAGTTGTAATCAATCTAGAATAATATTTTTTAAAAACTTTCTAGATAAACAAAGTAAAAATTTTAGAATGTTCTAGTTGTAATGAATCTAGAATAATATTTTTTTAAAACTTTCTAGAGCATAAAAGTAAAAATTTTAGAATGTTCTAGTTGTGATTACATCTAGAACAATATTTTTTAAAAACTTTCTAGTACATAAAAGTAAAAATTTTAGATTATAAGTTTCATTTAATTTTTTCTTATAATAAAGCAAATAATTAAATGAAACTCGAATATATTTTACAATTATGGAATAGTTTTAACAAAAAAATCTGGGGAAATAAACAATTCTCTATATTTTTATATATTTTTATTATTTTGGGAACAGTACTATTAAGACAATCACCGAAATTATATTATGGATTCATTGAACACCCTATATACATAACTTTACTTGTAATTATGATTTTAGGGTTGTCATCTCATAATATGATTTTAAGTATTTTATTGACTATATCTGTAATATCATTGTATTACCCTAGTATTAATCATTCTATTGAAGGATTTGAAGATGATGAGGAATCAGATGGATTTAAATTGAAAACTGTTGACCCAACCGACAATAATATAGATTTAGAAGAGAATTCAGAAGAGGATCTAGAAGAGGATCTAGAAGAGGATCTGGAAAAAGATTTAGAAGAAGATTTAGAAGAAAAAAAAATAAAAAAAAAAGTGAAGTCTAAAGAAAATTTTAAAGATAAGAAAAATAAAAAGAAGGGGTTGGAAGATATTAATCCTGAATTTTTTATTAAAAAAGAAAAAGATGATGATGAAAGTAATGATAAGGGTGATAAAAAAAATGATAAAATAAAAAATAAAGAGACATTTCTAGGTGAATTAAGAGATGTTTTTAATGATTTAGATTCTGGTCGTAACAAAATGAATGCTAAAACAGCCATTAAACAAATAACTGATATAATTTATAATAAAAGACGTAATGAAGTTGAACAAATATTAAAAGAAGAAGATGATTCAGATTCTGATACAAGTTCAGATGAAGATTATTTTTAATATAAATAAAATATATAAATAAAATATATAAATAAAATATATTAATAACCTAATTATTAACCTATGCCGTCTAGAAATAATACTTGGTATTGTTCCAAATGCAATTTTGATGTATTTAATTCAAAATCTAAATGTAGCAAATGTTTAACTGAAAAACCAGTTAATACTGAACCAATTAATACGGAATTAACAGATTATCAAAAAATAATATGTGATCCAGCCTTCGTTGCTGAAATAAGTAAATTTCATTGGGATGCAATTAAAGACAAAGAAGTTAATTGTTCTAGGTGCAAAAGTGATGGCAGAATGTATAATAAAGATCCAATGAAAAGTAATCATAATTGTTGGAAATATGAATAATTCTGTATTAATCATCACAACACATTATTTGAATATCTATGTGTGGATGTGTTTTTAGCCATCTTTCGGTCATCTGATATTCATATACATCAACTCCTGTATTTCTAAATTTTATCGGCAAACCTGAATCTTTCCACCATTCTAATACAGGGATATCTAATGTAGGAATATATTGACACTTTATCACATCAATGATACATTTTGAACTATATTTTAGTTCCAATCCAGATTTTTTCCACCATTCTAGTACATTAATATGTCTATTTTTCGATGCATCATCCAAAGCGATTTCTGAATATTTTAATGGTAATCCACTATTTTTCCACCAATCTAAAATATGAATATATCCTTGTGCAGATGAATAATCTATTGCAATTTCGGAATATTTTAATGGTAATCTAGAGTTTTTCCACCATTCTAGAACATTAATCTTAAATGTGGAGACCATTGCATTGTCAGAATATTTTAAAGGTAATCCACTATTTTTCCACCATTCAAGAACATTAATGTGACCATAACAAGACGCCAAATCTATTCCACAGTTTGAATACTTTAATTTTAATCCAGAATTTTTCCACCATTCTAGAACACCTATGTTGCATTTAGAAGTAGCTGAGTCTAAAGATTCACTATCATATTTTAAAGATAATCCACTATTTTTCCACCACTCAAGAATATCAATATGTCCTTCTCGTGATAACATATTTATTGTTTCTTCATCATATTCTAATGGCAATCCAGAATGTTTCCACCATTCAAGTACATTTATTTGGCGCACCAGTGATGCAGCATACAACGCACTTTCTCCATAGATCAAGTACAGTTCATAGTTTTTTAACCACTCTAAAACTTTAACTTCTCCCAACTTACATAATAACTCAATATAATATGGTAGATGAACTTTGTTGCTGTCATATGGAGGATTAAATTTCTTAATAGTATTAATTTTATATGGATTGCATAGAACATTGCTCAATATAACATTTTTTGGATCACAACTGAATAATTTTATTTCATAATCATGTAGATAATATTCATAACTTATTTCGGCGTTATTTAAAATTATAAGAGTTTGAAAAGAAGATTCACCCACAACATAAAATAAACATGTGTCAAAATAATTTTTATTAGTGCTTAAGAAATATACTTTTGGATTCTCATTACTAAATTTTTTATTATAAGGAACTTTGATATACATGTAAATTATTTTTACTAGGGTTGGAATTATTCAATTTTATTTTTTTCCAAATAAAGAAGTTCTAAAAGATCACACTTTGATTTAATTTTAGCCAATTCTCGTTCTCTCTTAATTGCTTCTTTATGTTCACTTATTAAATTCTGAATTAAATACTCATTTTGAGTAATCAATCTATCAACAACAGAGTTTGATATATATCTAGATCTGGCTTTACCTTCTGTGGGTTCATTCTTACAATATTCTGGAACTCTAGGTACATTTTGAACATTAAACATCCGAGCAATTTCAGGGACTTTTACATCAAAAACTTGAATTGGAACTAGAACTTCAGGGACTTTCACCTCTTGAACTGGATCTGGAACTTCAGGGACTTTCACCTCTTGAACTGGAACTAGAACTTCAGGGACTTTTACCTCTTGAACAGGAACTAGAACTTCAGGAACTTTCACCTCTTGAACTGGAACTTTTACTTCAGGAACTTTTAATTCAGGAAATTGAACATCTGGTGAAATATCTACGTATCCATGTGGTAAAATGTTAGCATATTCATCAGGGAGGAATTTATGTTTTAATATTAAATCAATCCTATTGGCAATTCCGTTACCAATTCCTTTATGATGCATAATAGATGTTCCAGATTCAATTTCGTGTTTAGCACTCGATATAATTTCAAGAGCTTTTTTATACGCTATTAGTTTAAATTCCAAATGAACACTATTAGGATTTTTATGCTCTTTATAATAATTAATAACTGTTTGAGTTCGCGCAATTAAATTAGAAAATTCAATGATCAATAATTCATTCGGTACAGGTGATTTAAGCATTATTTAACTAGACTGAGAAGATACTATATAAAATAGATTATGTTCAATTTTTTATATTTGAATATAAAGATTAAAACATTTTTCGCATTAAAGATTAATAAGAAAATTAGTAAAGAGGTTGCAACGTAACATGACAAATCTCGTAATTAAACATTTAAATCCAGAATTAAAAAAATTAAATGATGAAGTGAATAAATTAAATATTACAAATACAATATTTACTAGAAAATGGTCACCTCAAATCAAAAATAAACTAAAAACATGGATGAATACTTTTATAACAAATTTTGACATCCTAGTAAAAGAATTTAATCATTCAAAAATCACACTGGAAAATCAAAAAATTAGAACAGATAAAAAAACTAATCCAACATTATATATACTTTTACTAGAATTTATCGAAAAATATCCCGAAGATATTAAAAAGATTTGTTCAGACTCTCTGGGTGAAGAATCCTTTAATCATCTCAAAAAATCATGTCTAAAAGGACCAGAAGATTTAGGAGAATGGATTAATACTTATAGTAATCAGATATATAGAAGTGATACAAATAGCTGGATAAATGTTTTAGAAAGTTATACAAAAAAATCAACAAATTATAAAATTAATTTACTTGGACAAGGATTAGTCAATCATTTAAACCAATATAATGAATTTATGTCATTCCAGATTCAAAGAGATATTGAAAAAGGATTTCTATATTTATATAAATATCAAGATAACCATTTAATATTTGAGGTTGAAAGCGATTACAAGATTGATTTGGAATCTCATTACTGGAAATTTTTATATGCACGGATGAAAATAATGGCTAGAATGCACCAAAAAAGAAATTTAATTCGATTTAAAATTTATCTTTCAAAACAAACTAAAAAATTACCAACAAAAAAACTCTTCGGACCAAAAGAAGTAAATTCAGGTAGCACCAATTATCATACAATCAATATATGGCGCGAAGAAGAACATTATAAACTAATAATTCACGAATCAATACACTTTTATAATCTCGATGGCAGTCTAGATCTCTTTGACGAAAATAATAAAATTAATCTAGAATGTTCATACCAAATAGGTGACCATAATGAAACGCGTATATATGAAGCATATACTGAATCATTAACTATTTTTTTTCACACATTCGCAAATGCTTACCAAATTTATTATTTATCCAACCAGGAATCTAAAACTAATTTACTAGACAAAAAGATTATATATAATGATATTTATGATTTATGGTGCATTTTATGGGAAAAAGAAAGAAAATTTGGAGTATTACAAGTGGCTAGAATATATAATCATATTAATCCCACATCAACAACATTTAGTGATTTTCTAATTAAATCAAATAAAACATGTAAAAAAGAGAGAAATGGAAATAAATATAAACTGGAACAGAGGACAGCTGTCCTTTCATATCATTTTTTAAAAACAGCAAATTTAATATTTGATCAAGAATTTTTAAAATGGATACCTGATTTAAATGACCCACACCCCGGGTCACTAATAAAATTTACTAAATTTGTAAAAACTTTAACACATAATTCTGATTTTATTAATATTATTAATGATGGATTAACAACAATTAGAAATAAAAAAAATACATCAAATAGTATGAGAATGAGCTTTTATGATATTAAAAAATAGTAAAATATGGTTTAAGTTTATATGATATAAAATAAATATGTAAGTAAATATATAGGGTTAAAACTAAATATGGGTACAAAATTATTTCATAGCTATTTGAAGACACATTTACCAAATAGTATTAAAAAGTTATCCCTCAATAAATATCATAACCAAATTTTGGTTATTGACGTTTCAAATTTTTTGTATAAGTTTTTGTATTCTCAAGGTCCAAAATATCTTATCGGATTTATGTTATTTTATAGATCACTATTAAAACATAATATTTATCCAATATTTTGTTTTGATGGTAAGCCACCAGTGGAGAAGAAAACTATTATTGAGAAAAGACAAAAAATACGTAACCAAAAACAAGAAGCTATTGAGGAAATGAAAAAAGAATATTATAAAATTCTTTTTCTCGCAGAAAATACTGAAAATCCTGATAATATCACATTAACAGACTATTGCAACGATTTAAATGAAAAAATTAAGCTCAATACACAAAAATGTGTCCAAATAACATCTAAAGTCTTAAATAATTTAAAAACGTTATTTGATATTTTGGGAATTAAATATGTGCAAGCAAAGGATTCTATTGAAGCAGATCGTTTAATTGGTTTAATAATTAGAAAGAAAGTCGCTGATGGTTGCATATCAAATGATATAGATCCATTAATTCATGGAGCAAATAGATTATTATATGATTTTAATTATAAGGCTAATACTATTTTAGAGTATGATTCTGGTGATATTATGACAACATTGAATATATCACATAGACAATTGGTTATTATGACTGTGTTATTGGGTTCTGATTATGCTCCTAAAGTAAAACATGTATCATCTGCGTTATTGGTGGAGTTAGCTAGAACGAGTAATTCTATTAAAATGGTTGCAGAGAGATTAACAAAAAAGGGTCATTCATATTTATCCAATCATGTCGAAATTTATGAAAAAGCTTTCAAAATTTATTATGAAATTAGCAAACTAGAGGATGTCATTGAATCTGATAATCTATTTTCACAATTTCCGACACTCGATGATAATGATCAATTAAAATTAATCAATTTACTAAAAGATAACTCCGGAGATTATAATTTTAGACTAGTTAATAAATGTTATAAAGATATTAAAAAAGTTCATAATAATGGTTTCATAACAAATTTCTCTAATGTATTATCATCTAGATTAAAAAATAAATATTCCTCGACATCAAACAGTATATAAAATTGAATGATATTAATTCAATATTGATATTTATAATAAATGTCGACATCAACTTGCGAATGTAAAGATGATACTCCATTATGGACTAATATTATTGCTTATATTGGTGGTGCTATTTTAGGATTTGCACCTTGGCAACAATTATGGAAAGCTTTTAAAACTAAAAAAACAAAAGATATTTCTTTAAAAGCATGTTTATATATTATAATCGGATTATGTATGAGTATTACATTTACATCTTATAATAAAATTTTTCCAATTTTAATTCCAACCTCAATCGAACTACTCGCTTGGGTTATGTTACTCATTTTTAAAATTTGTTTTTCAAATGATAACATTGATACAGTAAAAGATCTAGAAAACTCTTTAAGTGATCATGCTAATGAAAGTGTAAATTCATTAACAGCATTCAAAGGTTCTATAAAAACTAGTCACTCTCTAGAGCATCATATTGATGTTGATGAAGTATATTCTGTAGAATCAGTGAATAATAGAAATATGAATGGTACAGAAATTTAAATAAATTAAACTATAATTTTAATTTGACCGCAGGTACTTATAAATTGTAAAATAATTTTTATTTTTTATATATCAATTTTCTAACCTAAATATAAAAGATAAAATATAGACAAAATATAGTAATGGTCAATCAACCTTTTATTACAATACTTTCAATAATTATAATAATGGTTTGTCTAGCTGCATCTTATCCGCCTCCTAGACTAACTAATAATCAAGAAACTACTAAAGATATAATTGATGATTTTGAAAAAACATTGAAAATAGAAAAAAGTATAGAAAAAAGTATATTAAAGGAAAATTTTGAATCTGAACCAGCTCAAGTAAAACTAGGTTGGGCAGTTTATCAATCTGGTCCTTTTAATAACATTTCAACATATTATACACGTGATCCTGTATTTTATGAAAAGAAAATTTATAGAAAACCATATATGTGGCCAGCAACATTTAAGAGTTCATACCCAATCGAACATCAGAGCACACTAGACCCCAAATTCTAATATTTTCTGCATTAATATTATACTAAAAATGATTCACACAGTTGAAAACAAAAACAAACAAAAACAAAAAAAACAAACAAAAACAAAAAAAAACAAACAAAAATGAAAGGTTCTGGGAAAAAACAGAATAAAAATTATATGTGTGCGGATAGTCCAAAATCAAATAGTTTAAAGGATTTATGTGTGACATCACCAACAGGAAAATTTAAGTCACTGGAAGAATGTGTTGGATCAAATGAATGTTTTAGATTTGATAATAGTTTATTTGATAATAGTTTAAATAAGCGAAAAAACGGGATATTAATATGTCATTTATGCTATGACACAATATTAAGTAATACACATAAAAAAAAATGTATAACGGTTCATATGGGGTCTATAATAAGGCAACCTTTTCATGAGTTTAAACAGACAATGACATATGGATTGGGGGGATGTACAGCTATTATAATTAAAACAGATGATAAAATTATATTTGGACACCATCCCGATCAAAAAATTGTATACGGATGGATTGAAAGTGCAATCAATATAATAAACATATTTATTAAGCTTCCCACAGAATATATTCAAAATCAATATGGAAAATGGATTGATAATGAAAAAACAATATTTGATGACATACAATTTGATAAAAAAATTGAAAAATATACTCCCGATTACGGTCAGAATCATTATATGAGTACATTATATTGTAAAAAAGAAAATGACAAAATAATGTATACTGATTGTTATGGTATTTATCATGATTTATAATATAAAAATATTGTAAAATTTCTTAATAAATATTCTAAAAATATTTTTAATTCTTATATGTTGAAAGTTTTTCATAAATCGCTTGATACAAACGACATGTTTCTTCCGGTGTCGCTTTCGGACAATTCGGTTCATAAGTATTTGGATTGATCTCTAGATATTTTGCCATGTCCATCCGTGATAGTTTTGTGTCTTGATCTCTTTTATAACCAGTGACCTCAACAAAATAATCCTTTAGTAAAACTTTCTTGAAACCTTCTAAAGAAATTCCAAGTTGATTTTCTTCTTTAGTATTCCCTTCAAGTCCCTCAAATGTATATCCAAAAGAAACCAAAACTAATAATGACCCATCTTTTAATGATTTATCTCGGAGTTCTTGAAGAAAAACTGGAATGTCTTTCTCAGGTGATCCGTTCCTACTTTTCCAGAAAGCAACAACAGAATTACTATTATTATTAATGAAAGTGAATGCACGATGATTTTTTTTTGAAGCCACAATCCACACTGTCTCTTGTTTTTTATCACCTTTAAACTCCATATGAGTAGAATTAATGTCTGTATTTGATTCAATCATATACTTACTGTTTATTAAAAAATATTAAAAATCAATTTTATTTATTAAGATTTTAATTGACGAACTTTAGATTTTTAAATTGAAGCTTACCAGAACATAAGAAACTTATTTCTTTTATTTTATCTTTACAATTTATTTTAGGAATAATTTCAATACTTTTCCAATCACCCCCAGATAAACCATCAATATAATTTTTAGTCAAAACTACTCTATAATAATTATCAACTTGATCATAATCACACAACTTTAATACATAAACTTTATCATTGGAATCAGTCAATTTAATCGTATCTATAGGGAACTCTCTAGCTGATTCATTCAAGGATTCTTTCAGAGATGCTATCATTTCATAATAAATATAATTTTTACTCAGTAGACAATCAAAATAATTTTTAAAATATTTGACTGGAGTTAATAGATCGTATTTCTTTAGAACCCACGCATTAAAAAAATTAAGTTCATCATTTTTATCTTTAAACTGATTAATATCATAAGATAAAGTAATTGTTTTAGGATCTATTACCATATTTTTTTCAAATGTTATTTCAAATCTAATATTTTGACCATTAATTTCTTGAATTGGAAATGTCAAATATGATATGCAATCTGTATTGTTATCATCTGGATTTGATAATGTTTTCCATGATTTTCTCCATGGATGATATACATCATCAATAATAATATGTCCATCAATAGTGAGTTTTAATGAACGATAGTTAGGATTGGATATTTTAAAGTTAGTCAAAATATATTTTTTGAGAACACTACCTATACTATTAAAATAAACAGAAGGTAACGTTAAAACTAGTGTCCATTCAGGATTACTATTTAAATATCCCCTAGTCACAATAAAAGATTTATTAACACTTTGCACTTTCTCAATTTTATTTACATCAAAATCACCAATTAATTCAATCATATCTAGCGTATTAGATTGAAGATCCTTAATCTGGTCAGGTATACTAGTATTAAGATTGGCATCAGTTGATGAAAATACCCAATTATATAAATTGCGAAACATTCTATTACTTTAAATAAAGATTATTTGTTGTCAAGTTTATTTTAACAAATTAATACTTTTCAACAACGACCATTCAACAACAATAAACAACTAGCAATATTCATAAATCCACCTATGGCACCTATTAAAGTAGCCATATAAGAAAATGCTACAACCTTCATATTATCTGTTTGATTAGGTAAATCACTTAAAATAGTTAAAGTATATATGGAAATAGCCATTAAACCACCATTTAATAAAATGGTTGTATAAAGTAATTGTCGTGCTCCATATGATAAAAATAGAGATAATATTAAAATTAGGGATATTGTGAGACTTCCTATTAACATATTTTCAACTTGATTATATTTATCATTACTAATTAGATCATCTTTGTTAACATATACTAGGTATAGCACATTAAAAAGTATAATGAGTGCTAAGATAAAATATTGAATTCCTCTACCACAAAGAATTTTATTGGGGTTCATATTATCTTTAATTATCTTTAATCTTTATCTATTATAATAGATTTTTTTTATTATAAATATAGTATATGGGTAAAGAATATGAAGCTAAATTTTTAGATATAGATGTCGAAAAAATTAAGAAAAAATTAAAAGAATTAGGAGGTCATCAAATACATCCTATGATAAGAATGGTTAGATGTGTATATTATAGATGTGGTATAAAAAAATCTAAAATATCTAGTTACGCTAGAGTGAGAGATGAAGGTAAAGGGGTTACAATGACCGTTAAAATATTCAATGATCCTGATTTTCCAGATGAATATGAAGTTAGTCTAAATAATACATTTGAAGAGGCTCAAGCTATGATGACAGCTCTTAATCTTAAGAAAAAGGCTTTTCAAGAATCTTATCGTGAAAAATGGATGATACCGTTACAAGGTGTTCATGAAATAGTTTTTGATACTTTACCTGGACTACCAACATACATAGAAGTTGATTGTACTACTGAATCTAGTTTACATAAAGCAATTGAAATGATCGGACTCGATAAAACTAAAATGAGATTTGGAGCTTTTGATAGAACTTATGAAGAATATTATGGTATACCTAGGGATGTTATAAATCTTAAGACATCATCATTAAGTTTTTCCAATATTATTAATGAAATTAAACCACGCAAAAATAAAGAACTCTTACGAGAAATTTCAAAAAAACAATCACATTTAATCTTTACAAATAGTTCTAAACATAGTTCTAAACATACTTCTAGAAGCATAGGTAAAAAAACTGTAAAAAAGAAAAATTGAATTGTTTATAATGTGTTTGATGTTGTTATAAAAGATTTATATGTCAAAAAAAGAAATAAAGTTTGATTTAGTTTTATATCATGGTGGATGTCCAGATGGTTTTACTGCCGCATGGTGTTTTAGATATAAATATCCCTTGATAAATTTTAAGGGATGTTGTTATGGGGATTCTGTTCCTGATGTAAAAGGATATAATGTAGCTGTTGTAGATTTTTCATTTTCACGAGATCAAACACTAGAAATGTTTGAGAAAGCAAATTATATGGTCATCCTAGATCACCATGAATCCGCAAAAAATAATTTAGAAAATTTAATTATTGACCCAAATAAAGGTGAAATTATATTTGATATGAATCGAGCGGGAGCTCAACTAGCATGGGATTATCTTTATCCAAATAAAAAAAGACATTGGTTAATTGAATATGTTGCTGACAGAGATTTATGGAAAAAAGAATTACCTTATACTGAAGAATTATCTTTTGCTTTATGGTTTGATGGTTATTTCAATGACTTCAATAAATTAGAAAATTTAATTGAAAAGGTTGCTGTATTACCTAATAATTTGGAATCACAACCAATTATTAAAAAAGGTAAACTATTAATGATTGATAAAAATAGAGATATTAAGTCATATGCTCAAATGTCCGTTCCAGCTAAACTCAAATTATCTGATAAATTAGTAAATGTTCACATAGTGTGTTGCCCTAGACAATATAGAAGTGATGTTGGAAATGAAATTAATAATATGTTTCCAACAATAGATTGCTCAGCAACTTATTGGTATGATCATTATACGGATCAATGGTGGATATCTTTAAGAACAGGTCCAAATTCTAATACCAATTTAGCAGATTTAACTCAAAATTTAAAAACGGGAGGTGGCCATACAAAAGCAGCCGGGTTTTTCATCAAGAATGACTCATTACATTCATATTTTACATTAGATGATAATCAAATATGTACCTCACCAAAACTAATTCCATTACCGGCTTTGCAAGAATATATTGATAAAGAAATTACAGGATACTTAAATGCCGTTAAACATAATAAATTTCATCTGAATGATGAAGAATATCCAGTGATAATGACATGTGTTCCAATCCATTATCATAAATTTGTTCTAGATGCTATAAAAGTTAAATTTAAAAACTTTCAAGGGTTACATATTGTATATTGGTATGATTTTGGAAGAAATTTATGGTCCATATCAGTAACAACAACATATAACAATTATAATCTAAAAAAAATAGTTGGTGAAAATCCAATAACAACATTAGGTAATATACCTATATCACTAACAGAAACAGAGTTATTTTGGTGTTTTGTTGAAGATATAAGTGAATCTGGAAAATTTAAATTTACTAAATTCTTTCATAAGTGATCATAAGTAATCTTAACATAAATGCATATATTGACATAATGTGAATGGTGTTACAGTATCAGCTAACCAATGATAATAAAATTCGGCTTTTTCTACTTCTGTTTGGCATTTTTTAACTAAAGGTTTATCAACGAGTACTTTGCACAAGTCTTCAGTTTTGTTAATAATTTTATCAAAGAAGGGTTCAAATGTTTTCAAAGTATCTTGTGCAATATTAGCAAAATGTTGGCATGTATCACATTGGTTGTGTTGATTGCCCAAATGTAATTTTAACTGAGTCCGTAAAGTTTCATTAAAATTATCTAACATGCTTCTAATATCATCAGGTTCATATTCTTTTTGTTTTTTTCCTTTAACATTAACATAATTAGATTCGGATTGAACTAAAATGAATGACAAGGATAATGATAATATAAGGATAAATGTAATTGATCGGTACATGTTCGTTCGAATTGATTGAATTAAAATTGTATTTTATGAGTAACCCCAATTCAATTTTTTCTATGAGTATGTTATAGGCTGATAAAATATATGTCAACAAAACAAACGTCTAAAAAGACCACTAAAAAATCTTCTAAAAGATCATCTAAAGGATCAGGATCTTCTAAAGGATCAACAAAAAAAGAGATGTCTAAATTTAGTGTTAGAGATACAATTGTATCTGGTATGAGAGAACCATGGATGTCTTTAGTAAAATCCGGTGTTAAAACAGTTGAGGGAAGACTAGATTATGGTATTTTTAGTAAAATTAAAGAAGGTAATGTGATAACTTGGAAAAATAGTAAAGACGAGGTTAAAACAAAAGTTTTGAGAGTAACAAAATATGATACTTTTAGTGATATGTGTTATAAAGAAAAATATTGGAAAGTGATACCGGGTGCATCTAGTTTCAAATGTGCATTAGATGTGTATCATAAAATTTTCAAAAAACAACAAGAATCTCGCTATGGTGTTGTTGCCCTAGAACTAGAAGTTCTACGGGATTGACATATTCCTTGATCCATCAAAGAAAGGTCCTAAAATCATTAAATTTAATGCGGTAGGTACACAGAAAAGCCAATGCAATAAAAATGCGACCGCAAAGAAAATTACACATGATTTTAGAAAACTGTAGTCAGTAAATCTAGCGAAAATTAATGCACCTAGAATAGTTAAAATAACATCAACGGCAGCTAAATTTATGAAGGGCAATCTAAATGAATGAGGTCCTTCATAAGGGTTTCCAAAAATATGTGAGTAATCACACAAATTAATTCCAAAAAAATACATATTATTTAATACTAACATTTTTATTAATTTTGTAAATCAATTTTTTCTCCTATCTGATCCAGTGGATAATGATATTTCAGATGTTTTATTATTGAAGCAATAGTCAAATCTTTTAATTTATTATCTGGAATTGCATCAATAATTTCATCTTTATCTTTAGTAAAATGTTTCAAAGCATTTCGCGCATGAGACGGTTGCATCGGTTTGAATTCTATTTTATGATCAATTCTGCAATCTCTAATTAATGCACCATCATTAATTTTTGCTAATTCTTCATAATTATTCGTAGTAAACCAAAATATTATTTCACCTTGAGTTTGATCTAGAATATCCAACCATGCTTTGACTGACGGATACTTATGTGATTCTGAATTATTAAAATTATTTTTGGTACCAGGTTCATCATCATCAGAATCTTCATTATTTTTATCAGATTTATTAATGACAAGATCCCATTCATTAACCAACACAAATCCACTTTGAATTTCGTCAATAGCATTCTCAAGTTCTGTATCAGACATTCCTCTCGGATTAATAATGTAAATTGGTTTTTGATGATCTTTCCAGATACTTGATGCTATTTGAAATAACATTTCGGTTTTACCAGTTCCAGGAGGTCCATAAATTAAGAAAGATGTCTTATAAGGTTGTAATAAAGACTTAAAATGATTTCTAGTTGATGGTTCCAAAAAGTCATAAATAATATTCCATACTTTTTCTTTATCCGGATCACCAAAGCAAGTCTTAATAGAAGAATTACTACGTATAGGGATAATTTGACGATTTGTTTCATCAAAATAATCTGAATTAACTTTATATACACTCATTTTATATGATTCTAAATGATTATAATAATAATCTCTAGCATCTTCTAAAAAGGTCTTCCAATCAATATTACTTAGTGATTGTATCGTTATTTCATGTAAAACATTTTTATTATTATATATATTACGTTGTACGGTTGGATATGGATAACATCCCATTAGATAATAGTTTTTGTATTTAAAAATAATTGTACCAGAAGGTAATTCAAAAATTTGTGGTCTAGTTTTCCAATCATTATCATTCCACCATACAGATCTCTTATCTCTAATAATTTTAGTTATATTACCATATGACCATATTTTATGATCCATCATGTAAATAGATAACCATTCAATTAATTCATGTCCATTGCAATCTTGATCCCATGTATGACTATATACTAAAGTTTGTTCTATCATATTTAACCATGTAGATGTGGAAAGTAAACTACTAATTATAGGGGTTATGATGGATATTGTTAACCATCCATACATTTCACTTGGAATTTTAAAATTAAAGACATAATATAATGCAATTGATATGGTAATTCCAATCAACAAATGTAAAAATAATTTCAATGATACTGGTATGTTCATGATGTGCAAAATACTTATAATACAGGTTAAAAAAATAAATCAATTTTTAATTTATGCACGTAACGTACGTACATCAAGATATATTACTAGTTTAAATACTATTTAATACTTATTATGAATTAAATAGAGATTCCATTAATTTTATTCCCATAATAAAACCAATGGTACCACTTAAAAACAATTTAAATCCAGGGCTCAAAAAATCATCGTCTGGTTGAGTTCGTTTAGCCTTTTCTTCAGCTTTTTCTTCAGGTTTTAGTTCATAATGTACAGTACGATGATAACTATCGTTAATTACTTTTTGTACACTTAGATGAAGCAATTTATAGACGACAGTACTATCGCAAACGAACGGAAAGCCTGGACCGCGTTTCGCAATGCGCTGCTTCATTAAATATTGTAAATAATTAAAATATCTGAAATGCTTTGGCACTTCTTCACCAGATGATAATAATGCTACATCTAAAACTACATCAACTTCATCATTTTCTATAATTTCTTCATATTTTGCACATTCCTCTAAAGCTGCTAAAACATGGTCCAATTTTAACGTACATTTAAATGGTTTTGTATTTTTTTCAAAATTGTACCACATCTTAAAATATTCATGATATACTGGAGTATTTATTCCTTGTAATTTAAGCTTGTGTTTAGCAATAAGGTAAAAGCATTTAGTCTCATTAGTCTGAATACTATATGGAATTGATGCAAAGTAATAGTTAATACTTTTTAGAAATAACCAAGTTAATAAGATATTATATATAGATATCAATGTATCTGGAGACGCTAACAGTTCTAATTGATCAATATAAAACTCAATATTAATAGTTGGGGACTTACAATATTCTTCTATTATACATTTCATTTGTAATTCAATATAGTTTTTAATTTTAATTGCATTAAAATCGTTAATATCTTGATCAACATTTTTAAATATGAAATCAATAATTCTAAAATAATTCTGACCACATTCAATATCTGACAGCGTATTAATTTTTCTAATATCATTCAAATATAAAGTAGTATTCATATTTGATAATTTCATAATTCTTGACATAACCTTAATAAATAAATCAACATCTAAATCATATTTGCCAAATGTAGTGTCGAACTTTCTTTCTGAATTATATAAAGCATTATTGAACAATGTAGTCACGTGTGATGGTGTAAAATGTTTAAAATTATCAACGATATGTAAGATTACTTTCTCCTTTTCAGGGAATTCTTCACATTTTGAAACCATTTTCTTAATGGAAGTTACTATACATGAAGATTTGTTAATTTCATTCCATATGTCAGCTAATTTTTTAATTTTAATATCTGTTGGTTGAATATCTTCTTCAACTTTTGTTACATTTTCGACTGGTTCCGGAGAACGTATTTCCTCATTTAAATCTAAATTATTAATCATTTCATAACTATTTTCAGACATATTTTAAATTTAATAAATTCATATCTATAAAGCTGAATCAATTTTATTTTATATAGTTAACACCGGAAACATTACATCTAGAACACTCTAGAATTTTTACTTTGTTTATCTAGAAAGTTTTTAAAAAGTATTATTCTAGATTCGATTACAACTAGAACACTCTGGAATTTTTACTTTTATACACTATAAAGTTTTTAAAAAGTATTATTCCAGATTCTATTACAACTAGAACACTCTAGAATTTTTACTTTGTTTATCTAGAAAGTTTTCAAAAAGTATTATTCTAGATTCAATTACAACTAGAACACTCTGGAATTTTTACTTTTATACACTAGAAAGTTTTTAAAAAGTATTATTCTAGATTCAATTACAACTAGAACACTCTAGAATTTTTACTTTGTTTATCTAGAAAGTTTTTAAAAAGTATTATTCTAGATTCAATTACAACTAGAACACTCTGGAATTTTTACTTTGTTTATCTAGAAAGTTTTTAAAAAGTATTATTCTAGATTC